CACAAACCTGCAAACAGCTTGAAGCAACTTCTTGCTCATTACTTAAGTCATTTGCTGATAGCAGGTTAGCTTCTGTCCAATTCTCTTTCTCAGTTACAGCGTCCATCACAAACAGCTGGAAGTTATATGTCAAGGAAGATAGCCCTGTTTCTACATTGACTGGGTTTATATGGAATAAAGGAAAAAGAGTGTTATTCATATCAATCTTCCAAATATCTCCCGTAGTAGTAGTGTTAATCTGTTCGTGCTGTTCCCCTAAACTCTTTAAAGTGTCTATGGCGTTATTGTACGTCTTATTTGCTATCATCTCTGTTTACTTGTTTACTTTCATTTAAATCTGTTTCATAACTTAACCACGTTAAGCACTCTAATAAGTTTAGTCTTGTTATTGCATCTAACTTACTTATGTCTTGATTGCACAATCGGTGCATCACTCCGAACCATCCCCATCGTTCTGCAAAATCTCCGTCTGTAATTCCTCCACTATCTCCTGTGTCCGTTCCATCAAATACGATGGCAAAATCTCCGATAATTCCTTCGCGAAATGCCAAAAAAAAACCAGCGCACTTTGCACTTGCTCTGCTGACATCTTCTTCATTTCTTCAGCTCTTATGGCTATATTACCATCATAAGCCTCTATTGTGTATGCCTCTCCATTCCTTTCTGTAACTTTCCGAAAGAGTACCGACATTAATTCAGGTAGATTTTTTTCGAGTCCTTGTTTTATAAACGTTTCAATATCTGCATACTCTCCAAGTGTCATCTCTGAAAGGTCAGGGTGCATAGCATATTGAACTCCATCTATTTCAAAGACCTTCTTTAATACCGTGTCTTGCTTACTTTGTAGATCAGCTACCTTGCCCATTATAATAGCTACATCTCTTAAGGCTAATTCCTTTACTAACTTCTTAGGCATATCTGACAAAGCTGCTATTGTTTCTTCCGCTTGTTTTGTTTTGCTTCCAGTTTCAACATCAATTACTTGCATCCATTTTTCAAGCGTTACATCTGACCAAGAGTCAATCAAGTTGTAAGTTTCCTTCTTGCCTTCTTTTTTAATCTTTACTTTCATAGTAGTTTATAATATATAATAGAAATAGTTGTTATTTAGTTTATTCGTGTATATTTGCCAAGTTCTTCATATTCTTTCTTGTTCTGAAATAGGGTTGCTTATAATTAGGCAGCCCTTTTTCTATTGCACAAAATACTTACCTGCATTAGGATTGTCTAAGTGGTAAATGACATTGTATCTTATTCCATCTATTGCGTGGTTGTAATTATCCACATATAACTTGGAGGACTTATCTGAGTATATATAATTGTTTAGCTCTTTAGCTATGTTAGTTGATTCAGGACTTACTATTAAATGATAGTCTTGCATTCTAGTTATACCACTTTCAATAGTTCCTTTCTTTACTGGCTTAATGTTTACTCCTAAATGTTTTAAGTCTGCAATAAGTCTAGGTTCTGCACTATCAGCTATTATCAGCGTTTGTCCTACTTTATCTAAAACAATCTTAGCAAGTTCGTGTGACTTTATTCCATTACGATATATATGTTCTTTTAAATATATCTTCTTGTGCTTCTTATCAATAGCCACTTCTGTTAATGAGTCAGGATCAACAGAGAATCCAAAGTCCATTCCACAAGAAGTTTGTAAGTCATCAGGATTAAACTCCCCTATACTCCAGTTGTCAAATACGACTCCCTCTGCTTTCGCTAACCACCCTCCGAGTATTTTGTGCTGATACTTTTTAAAGTTGTTATGCTTTATGCTCTTAATACGCTCTAGGAAGCTCGTAGATAGATTATCTTTATTATCTAGGTATGTACTATGGATGTAGCACACATTGTCTTTAACGCCATTAAAACCACCTTCAATCCCTTTCTCCTCAAAAAACCTTTTATAAATCCAATGCTCTTTAGTAACGGGATTTAGTATAAGTATAATTCTATTCTGTATATCTTTTTCTCTAATGCTTAAATCAATAGTATCAAATATGTTTTCGTCTACAAGCTCTTCAGCTTCATCTAATACCCAAGTACTTATCCCTTGCAAAGACTTTAAACTTGCCGTCTGGTTTCCTGCTGAAGTCCTAATACCTCTAAATAATATATCTGATTTGTTTTTTGCATTAACTACTTCAGCTTTATTAATATTAAAGGTTTCATCAAATCCTAGAAGCCCTATTTTTTCTAAGAACTCAGGAATGATTGAAAGGTGTGCTGAGGTCATTGTGAACCTTGTAAACAAAACTCTTATACCTCTTGACATTGTTAAGAGTGTAAGAAAGACTGTAACTGCAAAAGATTTTCCAGACCCCCTACCTCCTGTTATTATAAAGTACCTTGCCTTTGAGTCAAATAAAGGATTGTATTTCTTACTCAGTATCAGTGTCAATGAAAGTAATTAAAGGAAGGTTAAGAGCTTTATCGCCTGAAGTTACATCTAGTCTGTTTGTTTCATTCATTCCACAAATGTTCTTTGCTCCATGTATTACAACTGAAGGTACTTTATCTTTTATACATTCATAGAACTTAGACATAACAAAGTCTTTAGCTATTAACTCAACATCATTTACTGCTTGAGCAAATACTTCATCTTCTTTTAACCACTTGTAGTAGTTAGTTCTTGAAAGGTCGCAAGACTTTAAAGCTGTTGTAACTATCCCCAGACTTCCCTCTAGTGCTTTTAACATTTGCTCCTTTGCTATTTTTGTTCTATTTTGTTCCATTATTTCTTATATTTAAACCATTGGTTATTAATCTCAGTTGCTATTTGTGCAGTCATTATTGGCGGAACTGACATTCCTATTAAGTATTTAGGTTTTACTTTTTTGAAATTATAATCTAAGGGATAAGAACCGCCTAAGCTCCATTCTTTTTCATTTAATTGCCTTTGTTTTTCATAATGAAAAAAACTATCTCCTTTTGTTTGAAGCGTTGGTATTGGTTCATTTCTATTTACTTTTAAATAGCAAAATGAATTTCCTTTTGGGTGGTACTTACCAAAGTTTTCTCCATCTTTACATTTATTCCAATATGATAATTGGTATTCAGTTATTTTTACTTCATTGTCTTTTAAATCTTCTATTTCTTTAAAAGGGATGCTAACCTCATTAAACCTCAATTCTAATTTAGGATAGTTCAAATCATTCCTTTGACATATAAAAAAAACTCTTTCCCTTTTTTGTGGCACACCCATTGAAGCAGCATTTAATAAAAATAATTGTACTTTATATCCTGCATCTTCTAATGCTGCTTTTATTTTATGCACATATACTTTTGCGTTTCCCTGAATAAGTCCTTTGACATTCTCAGCTATTATAACTTTAGGTTGTAGCTTCTTTGCTAGTTTTATATAATCAAAAAATAAATCATCTAATGTTTGTACTGTTTGCCCTTCTCTAAATTTCTTTTCTTTACCCCAATCTTTTTCTCTATTTCCTGCCATTGAAAAACTACTACAAGGTGGCGAACCATCTAAAATATCTAAGTCATATAAATCTTCAGGAAATTCTGTTCGGTCAGCAAAATCTCTTATATCCTCAATATATAAGTATTTAGGGTTGTGATTTGTTTTATAAACATCTGCTATTGGTGGGTCTATTTCCACACCTCCAAGATGTTCAAATCCTGCTAACTTATAACCCATTGTTGAACCCCCTCCACAAATAAAAGTTCCAAAAACCTTTAATCCATTTGATTCAGGATAACCATCTGCAAGATTCCATTTATAATTAAATCTATGCTTATTCATTTCCTAGTAATTTCCAAACTGCTTGTTCAGGTGTTGAAGCAATTTTACTTAACTGTTCTCTTACTAAGGTGTATTCATCTTCAGTATATTTTAATTTAAAAATCATATCACTATCTAAAGCATCAATATCTATTTCTTTATTTTTTTCTGAATAATCTACATCATCCTTGTTTTCCCATACATCTAAACCATATTCATTAAGTAAAACACTATCCCAATCATTTGCTAGTATATCCCATTCCCATTCTCCTGAGCTAACATTATCCTTTATTATTATTGCATCACAATATTCTAGGTAGGTTTTTGTTTCTCTTTCTTCTTCTATTGCAATCTTATTCATATCATCACAATCAGCTTGAGTAAACATATCAGTCCATATTTCCTTTTTACCTAAATCTATTGAAGCCTTTAATCTCATATTCCCACCAAGCACCATCATATTCTCATCAACAATAACAGGTCTTAACTTCATATATCCTGGCATTGTTCTTATACTATTTTTTAATGTCTTAAACTTATCGTTCTTAATGATTCTAGGATTGCTTGGGTTTCCTTTGACCTTACTTATCTTAACTTGTTGTTTCATAGTATATAATAGAATTTATTGTTATTTATTTAATAGTCATCATTTATTCCCCTGTCGCCTATTAGCTTTTCTTTAGCTCCTGCCCAAAGACTATCACCTCTTTTTTTTTTACTTAAAGATTCTTCTGTCCTTTTAAGGCTTGGGATTCCTTCTAAGGGTTCTGAGTCCATATACTTTCCACACTTACAAAGAGCTTCTTTAGTCTGCCATTCTTTTTCTATGTAAACTATTGTAGCTGTTGAAATCTCTTTACTATTTCCGCACTTGCAATTATATAAAGTCATTTCCTTACTCCTGTTGGTGATAAAGCTCCAGTCCTAGTCTTAGAGGTCAGCACATCTAGCTCAAAGTGTAAATGATGTATAGCCTTTCTAATATCTTCAAGTCCACCGTCCTCGTGCTTGTTCTTTGATCTTAGCAAGTAAGTAAAAGC